CCGGCGGTCGAGTCACTCATGAAGGCTCGTCAGAGTCGCATCGCCGCTGCTGCAGCCACCAAGCCAAGCGTCAAGGGCCTCACGCCTTTGAATCAGAAGAAGGGCGAAGCGATTCAAGCGCCCAAGAAGTCCTTCGAGAACAAGTAAGGTTAGGGAGGCTCTACCGTGCCGCTTCCAACTACGTTCCTGAGCCCTGGCGTTTACGGGATTGAGAAGGCTCCGGCACGTGCTGCCGAGGGACTCTCGCCGGCCAAGATGGGTATTGTCGGCTGGACCGAGGCCGGTCCAGTCGACAGGCCAATTGAGGTGCGCTCCGTCGAGGAGTTCACTTCCATCTTCGGCGCAATCAACACGCGCGGTGTCGTGGCGCTCTCGATGCGAGCGTTCTTCAACACCGGCGGTGAGCGCGCTTGGGTCGTCCGGGTCGCCCCGGCCGACGCTGTTACGGCCGATGTCGACATCGACGCGCCGATCAAGTGGACCTTCACCGCCATTGGTCCCGGCACGTGGGGCAATGACGTCACCGTCCGCGTACGAGGCAATCGTAACTTCCTCGACCGGTCGGTCAGCCCGGCTGCTTGGACGAAGTTCGACATCCTGGTCCTGATCCCGTCGGCTTTCGACCCGTCGTTCCTGATCGCGGACGAGGTCTACGAGGCTGTGCAGTTCACCGACCCGTTGGCGTCGGACTACATCGCGGCGGCGATCACGGACCCACGCGACCCGAGCCTGCTGGTTACGCTGACGCAGGGTGTCGGCGGTACGCCGTCAGCCATGGTCGGCTCCAACGTCACCGACGAGTCGATCGGCGTAGGCACCGGTCTCCAGACGCAGTACACCGGTACGCTCCTCGTTCCGCCGCTGCTCGATGGCAGTGTTCGCATCGTCGCCGGTGGCGCGCAGATCCCCGATCAGGTTCAGACCGTGGCGCCGGTGCCGAACAGCATCGCGGTGGACTTCACCGGCACGCTGCCGTCGATTCCTGTTCTCGACGGCTCGCTGCGGCTGTTCTATGCCCAGGCGACCGGGATCACGAACTTCGTGCTGCCGGTGGCGGGGCCGATCAACGGCGTGAACACGGCCTACACCGTGGCAGCCGCTGCGCTCTTCAACCTTCATCGGGAGGCCACGTTCTTCCGGATCAAGTACGCGGGCGCCGCGGCGTTCATCGCCGAGACGATCGTCACGATCGGCGTCAACACGGGCGGCGCCTTTACTTTCCCCGGCGGTTCGACGGCGCTCGCGAACCTGCCGGCGCACCCTGCCACCGTCTCGATCACGGCGACGACCACGCCGGCAACGCCGGTTACCGTAACCGACGCGGGCAACGGCACTTTCGCGGTGTCGGCGCTCTTCCCGGCCGGCGCGACGATCAACTACGACACCGGCGTGATCACTGGTCTTACGGCGCCGCTCGACGCGGGCATCGCGATCACCGCAGACTACCATCAGTCGTCGATCATCACGAAGCCGCTGACGACCATCAACCTGGCGCTTGCTCCGACGCTCACATTCGGCGGTGCTGCTACCGGCACGCTCGGCCTGGTGAACTCGGCGACGACGCCCACCGGCTCCGGTGCCATGGTGATCAGCACCACGTTGCCGCCGCAGGCTACGACGTTCTTCTACGTTGACTACATCCGTCTGCGGGTCGTCAACTCGACCGTCGGCGGCGTTCTCACCGGTGATGTAGGTGTCGGTCCGAATACGATCGACTTCACTACTGGCGCTTTCGCGGTCGAGACGACTGTTCCGGCGCGCACCGGACTCACCATCGACGCGATCTACCAGACGGGTCTGATCATCACGGACGATGGTCTCGGTAACCTGATCGGCGACATCAACGCGCTCGGTCAGAACACGATCAACTACACGACCGGCGCCTACGACCTCACGTTCGTTAGCGCGCCGCTAGCCGCTAGCGCCGTCCTGGCGAACTACAGCAATCTGCCGCAGTTCGAGGACTACGTGCTGACCGGCGGTCTCGACGGAACGGCCGTATCGCGGTCCGTGATCTCCGATCCTCTGCTGGAGGACGACCAGAGGGGCGTCTACGCCTTCGATCAGGTCGAGGACGTGCTCAACATCACGGTGCCCGACTTCGATGGCAGCCTGCTCGTGCAGCAGGACGTCATCGACTTCTGCGAGAACCGTAACTCGCGCTACGCGATCCTTGGATTCGCGGCGAACACGACCTATCAAGAGGCGATCCAGTACGTGCTGGTCACCGGCGCGTTCGATAGCCGGTGCGCGGCGATGTACTGGCCGAACATCTACTTCGTGAACGAGGTCACTAACCGCCCAGAGATCCTGTCGGTGACCCCGTTCATCGCCGGTGTCTACGCCAAGACGGCCAACAACAAGAACGTGGGCAAGAGCCCCGGTGGTATCGAGGACGGCGCGCTCGACGGCAACGGTACCGTCGGACCTGAGTTCGCCCGTCAGGTCAACGACATCCGTGTTCGTGACGACCTGTACCAGAGCAGGATCAATCCGCTCTTCAACTCGATCGCGACCGGCTTCGTGGTGTGGGGCGTCCGCGGGCTGAGCAAGGACATCCGTTGGCGTTACGTCAACGCGCGTCTCCTCCACGACTTCCTCATGGAGAGCCTGCGTCGCCAGCTTCAGTGGGCCGTCTTCGAGGGCAACGGGCCGAACCTGTGGCTCAAGATCGAGACCACGCTCCGTGGCTACATGTCGTCGCTCTATCGCTCCGGCTACTTCGCCGGTGTGACCGAGGAACAGGCGTTCTTCGTGAAGTGCAACGCCGGTAATAACAATCAGACGACTGTGGATTCTGGCAAGGTGCTAATAGATATTGGCTTCTCGCCGTTCAAGCCTGCAGAATTCTTGATTTTTACGTTACAGCAACCAGCGTCTACAGTTACGGTGTAACAGACAGACGCCCAGACGCAGCTTGACACCGCCACAGCCTCCGGCCATACTACTGGTCGGAGGCTGTATGGCATCTAGGACGCACAAGACAACACCCGAACAGCGCGCAGCAGCGGTCCGCCGCTGCCAGGCGGGTGAAAGTCAATCTGACCTGGCCCGCGAACTAGGCGTCAGCCAACAGTCCATGTTCAAATTCTTACGACAAGCAGGTGTAGCAGCCGGCCCAGCAAACACACCGTTGACTGACAAGGAACGTGCGCAGATCGTTCAACGCTACCAGGCGGGCACTAACACGCCGGCTATAGCCCAAGAGCTAGGTCGTGGTCAGTCGGTCGTAGTTGATGTAATCGATGCTGCTGGTATCGCGTTGTCTAGAGCAGAAGCACGTAAGCGCCGGGTGCCACAGGTGCAGCGCGACGCGATGGTGACAGCTTATCAGGCCGGCGCTACGCTGAAGGCTGCGGCCGGGCTATTCAATGCATCTACGATGTTGCTTCAAGCAGAGCTAAAGCGTCGTGGCCTGCGCGCGCGACCAGTAGGCCGTCCAGGACGGTTTCAACTAAGTGATCCGCTGGCCCAAGAAATCTTGACCTACTACGCGCAAGGCCACCGCGTAGGCACGCTAGCCGAATGGTACGACTGTTCGCCCGACGCGATCACCACGCTCTTGAAGCACGCCCGCGTCACCCGCCGCAAGGCCGACACCGGCGGCTACGCGTGGACCGACGCCCACGGCCGTGAATTCGTCTTCCGTTCCTCTTGGGAACTGAAGACCGCCGTTTGGCTAGACCAGCAAGGCACCACCTGGGACTACGAGTGCGAATCATTCAAGCTAGCGACCACCAGCTACACGCCAGACTTTTGGATCTATGACGGTGACCAGCTAGTGAAGCTCATCGACGTGAAGGGTGCGATGTATCCGGCGTCGTTGGCGCGGATCACCGAGTTCAAGGCGATGCACACCACACCACTGGAAGTCTGGTTCGAGGCAGACCTACAGCAGCGCGACATCTTGAGCATGCCGATGCCCGAGCACACGAACAAGCCGTTGTTGTCGTCGCGGCGCATCAAGCCCGGCGCGCGGAAGCGTGTAATCGCGCTGTATGGTCAACTCAAGAGCGTCGGCGAGATCGAACAGGCCACTGGCGTCGGTCACACCGCCATCATGCAGATCGTCGAAGAGGCGGGGATCAAGCAGAGCAAGACGGAGCGGCGAAAGTTGCGCGCCGTCGGCGCCCCGGTGCGCGATCAGATCGCCGATGCCTACGTCGGCGGGCTTTCGATGACCGCTGTGGCGGCTCAGTTCGGCGTCGGCAGGGACATCGTCGTGGAGGAAATCAAGCGGCGCGGCTTGTCGCGGTCGTATGCTGATGCGCAGCAAGTAGCCTACGAACGTGGCGTTGGCCGGTGGCAAGTAGTAAAGTAGGTCGGTGTGTGATATAACTCAGTGTGGCGTAGTGTGTTGTGCTACTTCATGTCTACTAGGACGCACAGTTGACGGTATGCTCATCTTGGAGCGAGCGGTAAATCACACTGTTCCACGCCGGCGGTCTGTCGTATAGACTAGTGGCCTGGGGTTATGCGGAGTTGCATGCCCGTGGAATTCTTCGTAGTGGACGAGTCTCGTCCGAGGAGGTCGTGAGTGGCACGAGCAGTTGAGACAGACCCGTACCATTGAACACAGTGGCCCTACGGCGCAAGCTGTAGGT